ACATCAAAAAAGATAATATTGGAATTGTTGGTGGTAGAGTATTTGTTGCCGAACATTTCGATGAAACTGATTTGGATTTTTATTACTTTTTTGAAGATGACATGGCGTTTTACCCTAAAAAAGGTGAAGTGTGTAAAAACGGTTTTAATAGATTTGTTTCAAACTTATATTCAAAATCATTACAAATTATTAAAAATGAAAATTTTGATTTTTTAAAATTAAGTTTTACTGAATTTTATGGTTCAAATGACATACAATTTTCATGGTACAATGTACCCCAAAATGTTAGGGTAGAATTATTCCCCGAAAAACCATTATTACCTGTTCAAGGATTAGACCCAAACGCACCAAGAACTAAATTCAATAACATTAAAACACATCAGGGGTTACCTTACGTTGATGGTGAAATCTATTTATCCAACTGGCCAATTGTGTTAAATAAAATAGGTAATTATAAATGTTATTTAGAGACACAATGGGCGCACGCATTCGAGCAGACTCTCATGTCTCATTGTTATCAGGAAACTGTTAAAGGTAATATTAAACCAGGTATTTTGTTATTAACTCCAACTGAGCATGACCGATTTGACCACTATGATGGTTCTTTAAGAAAAGAATCTTAATTTATTATTTTATTACTTTTTTTCAAATTATCTTCAGCCCATAGTGGCTGAAGATTTGTATAATGACAAAGTTTATATATTTCTTCTTCGGTATTGGAGGAAGATAATGGTATTTTGTGGTCAATGTGCCATCCGTACAATCCTTGATTACCCCAAGACATTCCTTCCGTGAATTGTTGTTCTAAATGTTCTTTAAGGAATTCCGGAGAACATCCTACAATATCAAAAGTTTTATTTGTTTTAGTTAGATTTTTTAATTTAAGAAATGTTCTAATTCTATTTCTTATGATGTGAGATAATCTAAATAAATTATTATTAACGTATTTAAACATTACATAATCAGAAAAATAATCCTTATTATTAACATAATAATTTTTATTATAATCCGGGTTTAAACCGTTAAATTTTATTTTATACTCTAAAAATTTTTTTTCATTATTTTTATAATATTGTTTATAATAAGAAGTATTTTTAGAAAACCACTTGTTATTATATTCTTGTTTTTTTTGTGGAAATTTTTTAATATAATTTTGGCTTTTTAAATACCAACAAATTTTACACTCATTTCTATGACCGTCTTTCGAATCTTTTCTTTTATTAAACTCACAAAATTCCTTTTCTTCTTTACACTTACTACAAATCTTTTTTTCCATAATGTTCTTTAAGTAAAGTTTCGATTAGTCTCGATTTATTTGTGATATCATCTTCCATTCGTTTAAATAATTTAGGGTCTAAACTAATGGCAAATTTAATCTTTTTCTCTTCTTCTTTTTTTCTTGGTTTCATATACTATAAATATCTTGTAAAGTATGAAAAGTTATACTTTATTAAAACAAAAATACGATATATTTATTAATAAACAAAAAAAATGGAATTTTTTATTAAACAGAATTCAAACTTACCGGTCTTAAAATTTCAAATTGTAAAAGATGGGCGCTCAGGGTATGAACAACTTATGAGAGATTTGGAAGTTTCTACAATATTTTTTACAATGATTGACGTGGAGACGGGAATACCTAAAATCGTTTCGGCTCCTTGTAGTATAGTTTCTTTAATATTACCTGACGGTGCACCAACTGAATATTATGTATATTATAAATTTACTTCAAGAGATACAAATACTCCGGGAAGGTTTCAAGGTCAGGTGCTGATTAAAAATGATGAGGGTAATCTAATACTTCCAATTAGAGAAGAACTCTATATTAATATCCAACCAAGTTTTATTTCGGAAACCGCTTGTTGTTAATTTGATTCTTAAATTTAATTAACTATATTTATCTACGATGAGTAAGGTGAACTTCACAACTAAGTGATTGCTAATATACCACTCCAAGATAATATATGATAGACAGTAAAGAAATTGAGTCATTCCTCCACGGAAATGACCCGGAAGAATTTATAGTTGCCATCGAGTATGACTACCGAGACAACTGTATTTACAAAGTACGTGAAGTTCCTGGCAAAGGAAAAGAAATCCGTAAAGACACTTTTACCCCGTTCGCTTGGGTGGGTGATTTAAAACAACTAAAATTTTATAACGATTCAAGGGCTGCTCAGAAAGAAGCCATGTCCAAGTATGGAATTCTGATTGAGAAATTGGAAACTCATGGAAATGAACGTCTTGAAAAGGGCTTAACCTATTTGGTTAAATCCATGAAAGGATATAGAGAACTTATCCAATTCTTTAGAGATGGAGGATGTGACCCATGGGGTGATAAAGCCAAGGATAAAATAACTCTTTTATCTCCGGTGGAACAATACCTTGTATCCAAAGAAAAAAGATTATTCAAAGGGTTTGAAAACTATAACGAGGTTACTCGAATGGTTTATGACTTGGAGACGACCTCCCTTGAACCTAAGGATGGTCGTATCTTTATGATTGGAATCAAAACCAATAAAGGATTCCATAGAGTGATTGAGTGTACTGATGAAAACGAAGAAAAGGGGGCAATCATTGAATTTTTTAAAGTAATCAATGAACTTAAGCCATCAATTATTGGTGGATATAACTCGGCAAACTTTGACTGGCATTGGATATTTGAAAGAAGTAAAATATTGGGGATTGATTTGAAAAAGGTATGTAAATCATTAAACCCTAACCATTCTTATACTCGTAAAGATGGTATGTTAAAATTGGCTAATGAGGTTGAGACTTATACTCAAACTTCTATTTGGGGTTATAACGTTATTGATATTATCCATGCGGTTCGTAGGGCTCAAGCAATCAACTCAAGTATTAAAGCGGCTGGTTTAAAATATATCACCAAATACATTAATGCGGAATCTCCAAGTCGTGTTTACATTGACCACTTAGACATTGGTCCATTTTATGCCAACAAGGAAGATTTTTGGTTAAACACTACTAATGGTAATTACAAGAAAGTTGGTGTTGACCCTAAGATTGATGAAATATGTAAAAGACGAATTGATACTTACGAGAAAACTAGTGGAGATAAGTTAGTAGAGATGTATCTTGACGATGACTTAGATGAAACCCTTAAAGTTGACCAAGAGTTCAACCAAGGTTCATTCTTATTGGCGGCAATGATTCCAACAACATATGAAAGGGTTTCAACAATGGGTACTGCAAGTCTGTGGAGAATGTTACTTTTAGCGTGGTCATATAAATATAATTTAGCCATTCCAGTTAAAGAACCTAAGACTGACTTCGTAGGGGGTCTTTCAAGACTCTTAAAAGTTGGTTATAGTAAGAATGTACTAAAACTTGACTTTAGCTCCCTATATCCCTCAATTCAATTGGTACACGATGTATTTCCTGATTGTGATGTTACGGGAGCAATGAAAGGTATGTTAACCTATTTCCGTAATACTCGTATCAAATATAAACAATTAGCTGAGGAGTTTTATGAAACAGACAAAGCAAAATCTGAGTCATATGGTAATAAGCAGTTACCAATTAAGATTTTCATTAATTCGTTATTTGGTGCTTTATCGGCTCCACAAGTATACGCTTGGGGAGATATGAATAAGGGTGAAAAAATTACCTGTACCGGTAGACAATATTTAAGACAGATGTTAAAGTTTTTTACCAAAAAAGGTTATACTTCTTTGGTTTGCGATACTGATGGTATGAACTTTACAATCCCCGATGGAGTTGAAACTCGTAGATATATTGGTAAAGGGTTAAATTGGAAAGTAAAAAAAGATAAAGTTTATGAGGGTTATTACGCCGATGTTGCTGAATATAACGATATTTTCCAAAAAGGTGAAATGGCCTTAGACTGTGACGGAACTTGGGTGAGTTGTATTAATCTCGCTCGAAAAAATTATGCCGTAATGGAAACTAATGGTAAAATTAAACTAACCGGAAATTCAATTAAATCTAAAAAACTACCTTTATATATTGAGGAATTTTTAGACAAAGGTGTTAAATTATTATTAGAGGGTAATGGTCAGGGGTTTGTTGAATATTACTATGAATACCTACAAAAGATTTATAATAAAGAAATTTCATTAAGTAAAATTGCTCAAAGGGCTAGAGTTAAATTATCGTTAGATGATTATAAGAAACGATTGACGACTAAAACAAAATCTGGAAATAGTATGTCACGCATGGCTCATTTGGAATTAGCAATACAAGAAAACTTAAAAGTTAATTTGGGTGATGTTATTATGTATGTTAACAATGGGTTAAGAGCTTCTCATGGAGATGTACAAAAAAAGAATGACGGGGTTCAATTGAATTGTTATTTATTAGATAAAGATATTCTAACGGATAACCCTGATTTAAAAGGTGATTATAATGTCGCAAGGGCTGTTGTTACTTTCAATAAAAAACTATTACCACTAATGGTTGTATTTCAAGATGAGGTCAGAAATAATTTATTAGTCAATGAACCTGAAAAAAGAGGTATATTTACCAAGTCTCAATGTGAATTAATTAGTGGGAATCCGTTAAAAGATGGTGACCAAGACACTGTGGAGGAGTTATTAGAAATTACAGACTTAGAACTAAAATTTTGGGACAGAGTTGGTGTTAGCCCTGATTACATTTATGATTTGGCGGAAGAAGGGTGGGAAGAATATATAAAATAATTTTGTGAATCATCACACTTTTACTATATTTATAGATATTTATTATTATGGGAAGAAAATTAAAATTAGAAGAAGAAAGGAAAACTAAAGTATCGGTGGCGTTAGACCCTGAACTATTAACTTATTATCGAGGACTTCACATTAATTTATCATCATTAGTGAATCAATTACTTAAAGATTATAGAAAAGATGGAAACAAAAACTTGTAGTAAATGTAAAGAAGAAAAAAATGTTTGTGATTTTTATAGAAATGGGGATTCTCATGATGGATTAAGGTCTAACTGTAAAAAATGTCAAAATAAGAACAGTGAGAATTGGAGAAAAAATAATCAGGAAAAATCTGACGACATTAAAAAAAAATTTCTTAAAAAAAATCCGGGAAGATTATACGAATATAATAAAAAATGGAGAGATAAAAACAAAGATAAAATTAGGAATTATCAGTCAAAGAAAAATAAAGAAAGATATAACAATGATATATTATTTAAATTAATTACAAATTATCGAAATAGGTTAAAAGATATTTTTAGAGATAATAATCTTATTAAAAAAAATCGCTCGATAGATTATTTAGGGTGTGATACAACATTTTTGAAAAAATACTTAGAAGATAAATTTAGTGAAGGTATGACTTGGGATAACAAGGGATTTTACGGGTGGCATATTGACCATATAATTCCATTATCTTCGGCAAAAAATGAGGAAGACATTATCAGACTATCTAATTATACTAATCTACAACCATTGTGGGGAAAGGATAATATGAAAAAGGGAAATAGAGTGACATAAAAAAAGTGGATATAATCCACTTTTTTTATGATTGTTTAAGTCCATCTGAGCTCAACACGTACCAATTACCTCCAACAAACCTAAATTCAATACAAGCATATTGGTCGGCAACTATTTCATCATAGTCTTCATCTATTTTTCCAATGTCCGGTTTTATCGTAACTTTAGTCATTGATTTAATTACAATATGGTCAGTTGTTTTTGAGTCTAAAATAATTATTGATTCTGAGACACCTCTAACAATAATACAACTTTCTCCATTTGTCCTATAATCCGATTCAGACACTACAGATATTTCCGAGGTGTCAATTACCATTCCATTTATAATCCTTCTTGAAGGAATTGATTTTACTATTGCCATATTATATTACGTAAATTTGTCGAGGCATTGCTCTAAATTTCATTTGTTTGTTTAAGTTTTCAGCAATTAATGCTTCTCTTTCCATTACTTTTTCAGGTCTTAATCTTGTTAACCAACCTTCAGCACCTGTTAATTCTTCAATTAATTTTGATTTTTCATCTTTTGATTCAGTCGATAATGATTGATAATCCATTGTTAATTCACTATCAGGTGTCTTAAGATTACCACTATACTTTCCTCTAACTCTTGCCAATGTTTCTTTACAATATGCAGTAAACCATCTTCTAACCCATTGTTGACCCGGTATATTTAACTCTTCCCAAGTTAAATTATCCATTGGAACATCTGACGGTAATTTAATTACATCAGGATTATTTTTTAAACAATCGGCTCTATTATCAGGAGACACATCATAATACCAATACCACACGGCTTTACCCACATAACCATTAATATTATTCCAATTAAATCTTCCTCCCGGTGTATTGTATAAATGAATATTTTTCTTACCATCAGGTAATCCGGTAATTCTATAGGTAAGCGAACCTCCTAAAATTCTACTCATGACATTTGCTTCTTGCATTCTCGATAAATAATCAAAACCTGACATCATAAAGTAAGAACCTTGATTTCCCATTTGGGCGAACCCCGCCTCACTAGCACCAAGACCCATACCCATACCAAATCCACCGGCAGCCCCTCCTAATCCAAATGCGTTCCATGGTCTATCACTAAACCATAATAATTCATTAACCTCTCGACCCGCTGGAATCTCATAAGTTTGAGTGTTTGCACTTAATACAAAATAGTCCTTCTTTAGAACCCAAGGACCTTCTGTTTGAAGACCCACAATTTTTGAATATGAATAACTAAATTGTTGTTCAAAGTCCATTGTTCGAGTAATCAATGCCTTCGCAACTGATTTCTCATTCATGTTTAGATTAACTAAATTAACCCATTGACTATCTATCAACCACTGAAGAACATATTCTTCGTAATCTCCAATAGATAATTCCATTAACGAATCCATCATTTCATCTTCAAGTTCAACACTTCTAAGTGGTGCTCCTAATTGATGTTTGACCCTCGTATATATTTTACTTCTTTCTGGTTCCGGTATAACTGCCATAATTATAAATATCAAGAAAGACTATAAATTAAATTTTGTTCTGGAAAAACAAAATTACCTTCGTCAATTTTAATATTTTTATTTTCAAATATTAAAATTTCTTTATTATTTTTTGCGAATATCAACCAATTAGTATCATATCGTTTAACATTTCCGGACCCCATTATTGTAGTAGCACCATTTTCGGTTTTAAAATGAGTAAATGGTTTAATTTGAGAGGTTTTTAAAACACCATCGACAGTTATTTTACAATCAACACCACCAATCATATCTTCACTACTTCCAAGTTTACCAATTGGTATAATATTATTACCCCCGAATCGTTTTTTAAGTATTTCAATTGTGGTGTCTTCTCGTTTTTGACCCCAAGCGTGAGTTTGATTCAGAACCATCATTAAAGATTGGAATGTAGGGGAAGTGGTATTGAATATTCTATTTTTATATTCGTAGATAAATTGATTTAATCTTTTAACTTCACTAATTTGTCCTTGGGCTGTTTGGAATTGGAATATGATTATGGGTTGTTGTAAGGCCGAGAGTACTTTATTAACATCTCGTAATAATACACTAAACGCACTATAGTTTGTGTTTAGTTTGTTAATTACTGACCGACCCGGCATTTCTAAATCATAAATACCATAAGATTCTCCCGGAGAATACTTATCTTTTTCATAGTAATATTGGTGAAAAACTTCTTTTAAGATTTGGTTAATACTATTTTTAAATAGATTCTTAACGGTGGGATTATTATTAAATAATAATCTACATTCTTCCACTTTGGATGGAGAACATTTTTCGGCTTTTTCAGTCAGTAAAATTAAATATGTACTTGTCTTAACAGTTGTCATATAGGCTTGTTTTTATAATTAGGGAACAAATATATATAAATAAAAACAATAATCAAAATTATTCAATTATTTTTTTCTTAAACTATTAATTTTTGTCATAATTTCTTCAGCTGCGTCAGCAGTATTTTGATTATCTCCCATGACGGTTGCAATCACTTGTTTCTTATTATGAAGTATGTCGTAGATAATTCCCTCAATTGTATTTTCAAAAATTGGGTAATAAACTAATACGTTGTTTTTTTGTCCATATCTATATGCCCGGTCTTCTGATTGTGCATGGTCGGAAGGTAAAAACGATAAATCATTAAAAATTACCGCTTCAGCAGATGTCAATGTAATACCAACACCGGCAGCTTTAATATTACCGACAAATACTTTTATCTTATCATTTTCTTGGAATTGGTCCACACTGAATTGTCTCTCAACTTTAGACATTGAACCATCGAGTTTAACCGCCGCTTTTCCAAAATGTTCTGTAATTTTATTTAATGAATCGGTAAAGTTACAAAAAATTATGACTTTTTTATCTTGTTCGATAATATTTTCCGCAATTTCTATTGTTTGAGTAATTTTTTCATCTGCAATAATTTGACGAATTTTAGTAAGTTTTGTGAATTGAACTGTTAAGGATTTTGATTCTTCAGGGTTCTTTTCATACCAATTGTAATAATCACCCATTACTTCTTCATAAAGTTTAGACTTTAATCTTAAGTAAACCGGAGTAATAATTTTATCTGGTAAATCTAAAACATTTTCTTTCAACCTTCTCAAAGTAAGACCTGCAGTTCTATCTCGTAATTCTTCAAGATTAGATGCCCCTTGAACATTCCAAATTTTTCTTGGACCAACTTTAAATTGAAAACCAGAACAATAACGAATAACATATGCCATCCAATTCTTGGCTACAGGTGAATCAATTAAACTAAGTAAATTAAAATAATCGATTGGACGGGAAGTCATTGGTGTACCAGTTAATAACCACAACCTATCAACACTTTTTGTAATGTCATTAATAAGTTTTGTTCGTTGAGCTTGAGCATTTTTAATATAATGAGCTTCATCAATAATAATTAAATCAAATTTTGACATTAAGATTAAAGAATCATCTTTCTTTTTTGGGTCGTGAAAATTCTTCATAATATCGTAATTAACGATAACAAAATCATCTTCGGTACTAAATTGTTTTCCTTCTGAGATATAGATACTTCTATCCGAATAATTTTCAATTTCTCTTTTCCAGTTAATTTTAAGAGTTGCGGGACAAATAATTAAAATTTTCTTCGCTCCCGTTTCTAAAGCGGCAATAATGGTAGAAGTTGTGTTATGTGTAACAATTGCGTGTTCAGTTACATATAATTTATCAGGAGAATCTACTGAAATACAAATAGCCTCACCATTACCCTCAAATTTAATATCTTTAATATATCTACCAACCTTATATTTTTCGGGAGTATTGTATAAATCGTATTTTCTTTTAAGTTTAAATGGATTCATCCCTGATGGTAATTTTATGTTAACTCTATAAGATTTTTTACCTTCTTTTTTTTCACCCTTGTATGTATAGTTAGTTGTTCTACTTTTTTTTTTGGCAATACCACCTAAACTATGTACGATTTCAATAACATCATCACATAATCTTTCCGATACAGTTGAAAATTCAGTCCCTTCAAAATTTCCTTTTTTATTGAGGCAACAAGTTCCATCAGTATCCATTAAACCTTTTAAAATTTCTAATCTATTTTCAATTGAGGTATATTTAAAACAATCCGGGACAAATTTATTATGAGAAGTACAACCCATTAAATTTAAATTTTTAAGAATTTGTGTGATAGGATTATTGTGACCATTTTTTTTTGTAATGGAATAATCATATTTAGTATTTTTCTTTTTAATTATTTGAGTATTTTCAGGTAATAATTCTTTAATATATTCTATGATTTCATCATCTGCGGAACTAAACATAATACTTTTTTGACTGATACCTCCATCACCTAAAATTAACCCAAGTAAATAAGGATTTACCGGGATTTCATTATCAACAAATTCAATTGGTTTAACAATAGGTATTTGCCACTTACTATTACCTCCTTTTTCCTTAAAATAAGTTTTAAATTTATAATTTCTATTAATATTATTTTTCTCACCTGAGACTTCTAAAAATAATTCTTCATCAATCATTTGACCAATAGATAAAACAATGTTTTTTTTATTACGAGAATTTTTAGTATTATGACCAAAACTTCGCGCCCTAACAGAAAATAAATGTTCTTTACAGACTAAGACAGAAACTCCATCGTTAAATGTTACTCTATATAAATCTTTAATTCCTTGAGGATAAACACCTTGAACATTACATTTCTTACCATCACTACCAATAACTTCATCACCAATTTCTAAATCTCCAATTCTTTTTCTACCATATGGGGTAAATACTTTATTCTCAACAAATTCAGCTTTACCCAACCCCATATCGTCAGCAAGAATAAACTTCTTATTCTCAACTAATTTTTGGACGGCTTCTTTTTGATGTTCAAGAGGAGGACGATTAGAGTATTTTGAATAATCAATTACAACGTTTTTAACGGTGTTATCTTTAATGATTGCCGCTTTAGGTAACCAAAAATGATGGAACTCTTCGGTTTCAAATACTCTACCCCAAATATGATACGCTTTTTCTTTATCCGATAATAATTTCTCAACCCATACCTTTTGTGGTATTTCAGTATACAATTTATCATCCGCAAGTTTCTGTGCGAAGTAGGTATCAAGAATTACCCATTTCTTGGCAACTTTGGGTTGTTTATCGTGATTGTTAATTATGTATTCTGATTGACTCCTTGTTGGGTAAAACTTTCTATTTAATTGTGACTTTCGTTTTAATTCAATAAGGTAGTTATTACCACCTTCATAGGTTTCCAATAAGGACAATGCTTTTGACTCGAGACTTACATCCATTTATACAAAAAATATTTTAATTAAATATAGTTGATATTGAAGTATTTATCAAGATATGAGTATGAATCAAACACAATTAGAAAAAATGATAGGTAAAATGATGAATGTCATTAAACCTAATGGTGTATCCGATATGGGTTTTAATTTAAAACCAATGGAAACTTATAAGGATGAATACTATATGATGGTTACATATGTTGTCCCTGATGGAAGTGAATTTTTAAAAAGAGACAACATGAAAAAAACTGATGTTTATAGAGACCAATGGAATCGTGAGATTAAAAATACAATTAAAAATTATTTTAATGTTAATGTTGTTATTAGTTCATCGTCTATTGAATCTGAGTCATATCATAATAGATTAAAACAGTGATAATATGCAAAAATTAGTTCCAATAACAAGATTAGGTAAGTTCTTCGGAGCCGAAGATTATTCTCTCGACATAGGTATGGGTGAGGAATGGTTATTGGGAGATATGAACTTTACCGTTATTCTTTATAGAGTTGATAGATATAAAACTAAAACTGATGATGTTTATGGTGAGGTGACCGAAGATGGAATCCAATTCATGGCACCGGTTGAATTACAAGGTTTGGTTCAAGTAATGGCTCCAACCTCTAAACTAATTGCCAGTTCTAAACTTGAGAGTCAGGAACCTGGTAATATGAAATTTTCGGTGTATCAAAAAACACTTGATGAATTAGGTGTTGAGGTATTTTTGGGAGATTATCTTGGGTATTATGAAACTGAAGACCGAGTTAGATATTATGTTGTGAGTGATGATGGATATGTTAGGTCAGATAACCGCCATTCGTACGCGGGTTACAAACCTTTTTACAGGACTATCATAGCGACATATGTTAGTGAAAACGAATTTAGAGGGATATAATGAAATACATAATAACAGAAAGTAGGTTAAATTCAATTATTGAAAATTGGTTAAATGAAAACTATGGTGACTTAGAAAAATTTAATCGTACTGAATTTAGAGAAATTTATTTATCCAAAAATGGGAGGTTTAAATTTATGTATAATATAAAGGCAAAACGATTATATATTCTTAGTGAGGTATGGAATTTTATTACAGATATGTTTGGATTAGATTATGATGAGACGGAAAAAATTCTATTAAATTGGTGTAGTAATAAATTTGGGTTTAGGATAAAAAACCTTGCTAAGGTAGATGAAATATGAAAGTATTAATAACAGAAAGTAAATTATTTAACGCCATCTATCAGTATATTGATAGTTATTTAAACTCAAACGAAATTAATTGGGTTTATGGTAGAGATGGGGATGAAGATAATGACGAGTATCCTGATAATGAAGACTCTTTAGTCTTTTATAAAGGAGGTACTTGGACGGGAGAAGATTATAGTGATATAGTTTTTAATTACTTTATGGTAGATTATTATGAAGATACCCCCGGAAGCTACAAAGACGAAGCTCCAATTTTAGAAGTTATGGGTGAATATGGAGAACATTTAGACAGTATGTTTAATAAACATTGGGAAGAACCTATGAAAAAATGGTTTGAAGATAATTTTAATTTACCGGTTAATACGGTGTCAACATATTACGAATAATGAAAGTATTAGTAAAAGAATCACAGTTAAGAAGGATATATGAAATTGTTATCAATAAAGAAGAAGATGACTTTATTGGTAAACGAGTTATGGCGTACTATAATTTACACAAACATACATTTTCAGTTAGATATAATAATAAAATAATTTTACATGCCGATTACGTCAAGTTAGAGAATGTTGAATTTAGAGTTAGACCGGGAGGAAAAGAAAGAGTTCGTTCTGAAAAACAAAAAAATGTCCATGCGTTTGTTATTGGAGATTTAATTGATTTTTGTGAATACCCGTGTGAGGATATGCCAATTCCACCATCTGATGTGGTGGCGACTTATAATCCATATAAATATGATTCGTTTGTTTATAAAGGAACTGATGAACCAGTTTATAGTGCGGGTGAAGTAGAAATGATAAATTTAAAAGACAAAATATATATAACTAAATAATATGCCATTACCAAAAAAAGTTATACCAACATTACCTTTAGTTCCACAGAAGACCTTGTCAGCTCGTAGGGAACAACTATTGGAATATATTAATGAGGATGGAACATATCTTCCTAAATCAGTGTTGCATGCAGATTTGGATAGAGGAATGTTAGATTTTGTTAAAACTGATTTAGAGGTCATTACCGCAGGAAAAACAGTTCCAATGGTTGATATTATAATCACATCACAAAATTGGTCTCAATATGTTGAAACTGCTTTATTTGTGGATTTAGATTATAATCCATCCCCGCCCTTCATCACAGTGGTTAGAAGTCCCGAAGTTAAATTTGGAACCAACCCTGCTTTGAAATATACGATTCCGGATAGAAAACAATTTTATTACGCATCCGTTCCGACTTGGAATGGAAATGTTCAAGGTATGGACATTTACACAATACCTCAACCGGTTCCTGTAGATATTAATTACAGTGTAAAAATTATTTGTAATAGAATGAGAGAACTTAATCAATTGAATAAAGTGATTATGCAGAAATTCTCATCAAGACAAGCCTATACATTTATCAAAGGTCAATATGTTCCAATTGTTATGAATAATGTTTCAGACGAATCACAAATGAGTTTAGATTCTAGAAAGTATTATGTTCAATCTTATGACTTCACAATGTTAGGTTATTTGATTGACGAAGAAGAGTTTGAGGTTAAACCGGCAATTGCAAGAGTAACCCAACTTATGGAATTAAGTGGAACCGAAAATAACAAAAAAAGAGATAAATACCCTAAGAACCCTAACGAATTTTTAGAGAATTATTTGTTTGTTGTTGGGAATGATACCCTAAGTGATATGGTATCTTACACCGCAAATCTTTCTTTCGGTACTTGGTCTAATGTTGAGACATACGATGTCTATATTAATGGAGATTATTTTGGTACAGATGTCCAAAATATTCAAATAACAACTAACGATATTTTACGAATAGATGTTGTTAAAACTGATGACAATTTGGAATCCACAATTCAGTTTGAAAACTTATTGGTTTAATCCTCACCATATATATCTTTTTTCTCTTTACAGGTTTCTGTAATTAATTTTTCTAAAAACTTATAAATTTTTAATCCTCGTTTTTCACAGTACTTTTTGAGTATCTCGTGGACGGCGGGGTCTATTTTAATGTTCTTGATTTCTTTTGTCTGTTTCATAGGTAGAAAAAAGGTAGAATTTATTCATACTCTTTACTAATAGATATTTAAAAGTAAAGTTTTTTGATATTCTATTGAATATTTATCTATAAAATAAATCTACAATAGAATAATTAAATAATGGCAACAGCACAAGCAAATCAAAAAGTTTTCGTTTCACCGGGAGTATACACTTCAGAAACTGACTTATCATTCGTAGCACAAAGTGTAGGTGTTACTACCTTAGGTTTAGTTGGTGAGACTTTAAAAGGTCCCGCATTTGAACCGGTATTTATAACAAACTATGACGAATTCCAAGCCTTTTTCGGAGGAACAGAACCAACCAAATTTGTTAACACACAAATCCCTAAATATGAAGCGGCATATATTGCTAAATCTTACTTGCAACAATCAAACCAATTGTTTGTTACAAGAATCTTAGGTTTATCAGGATATGATGCAGGACCATCTTGGAGTATTAGAGTTACTGCAAATGTTGACCCTACTACAATAAATCAAAGTCCAACAGGTGCAACATCTTGGTCTGTATCTTTTACAGGTTCAACCAGTGCTGAAACTGTTAATTTTATTAGTGGTTCATTTCCAACTGTGGTTCAGGCTAACTTTAATACACAATACAGACTTTCAGATGGAAGTACATCAACATATAATAACGACATTACAAATACTATAATAACATTAGTTGGTAATCCTACATTGTCTGCAACAACGGCAATCGCTTACGGTTCAATCCCTGAAAGTGATTATTATGTTTTAATAGGTCAATATGGTACTGTTGTGAATTCATATGGTGTTGACTCTCTTAATTTAACAAATAATGATTTATCTGCCGGTCAAAATGATTCATGGTACTATGCGAATTTTAATAATTATGCGGGTAACTCTTATTCAGGTTATTCATTTAACTATGCGTTTGATTCCATCACTACCGGATTAACCGATAGTTTTTCGGGAACTATATCGGGAGATTATTACAGTTTTACCGGAACGGCTTATACTGAATACAATGACATGGTTGTTGCAACTCTTCGTTCAAGAGGTATTTCATTATATACTAATAGTTCAACTAGTGATAATCATGGACCAATTTATGAGGTAAGTGGTTTAACTAATGTTACATTATTATCTACTGACCAATACGCAGATATTGATAAAAACCCTTATGCCTCATTTGGTTTATCAGGTGTCACTAAAGATGGGGATAATTTTACATTTGAAACTAACTTATCTGCTGCTTCTTCAAAATTTATTACTAAAGTATTAGGTGTTGATAATTTTGGAAAATCAAGAAATGAGGTTCCTTTATTTGTTGAAGAGATTTACCCTGGTTCATTGGCATACGCTTATAATCAAGGATATATAAAAGGTATTAATCCTGAATTAGTTGCATTACCGGATGCTAAAAGTGAAAATCCGTCATCAATAGCGTATAATGTAGGTCAATATCAATCACCAAGTACACCTTATTTGGTGTCAGAATTAAGAGGTAATAAAGTTTACAAATTATTTAAATTTGTTTCAATCTCAGATGGAGATGCTGCAAATACTGAAGTTAAAGTTTCAATTGCTAACCTATCATTTAATAATATGACATTTGATGTGTTAGTTAGAAATTTCTTTGACACTGATTCAAACCCAGTTGTTATTGAAAAATTTACTAACTGTAATATGGACCCTAATTCTAACAACTTTGTTGCTAAGAAACTTGGTTCCACTAACGGAGAATACGCGTTACTTTCAAAATACGTAATGATTGAAATGGCGGATGAGGCCCCAATTGATGCAATTCCTTGTGGGTTTGAAGGATATACTCAAAGAGAATACGATTCAGTTTTAAATCCATCACCGACCCCTAAATTTAAAACAAAATATTTTTTCCCTGGTGAAACCATTGCTAATCCACCATTCGGTACACCAACCGGTGGTCCAAACACAGTAGAATCTCCGGGTGATATTGTTAGAAGAACTTATTTAGGTTTCTCAACTCAATATGGTATTGACGAATCATTTTTATCTTACAAAGGTAAACAAACCCCAGAATCTTGGGTTATTGCCCCACAACCAATTGAAGGGGCGTCTTGGAATTATGTAAGTAAAGGTTTCCACATGGATTCCGGTGCAACCGTAGTCACAATTTCAAATAGTTCATTAACTAGTGGTCAAACTGCATTTGAATGTGGTACTGCAGAATTTAGAACAGACCCTGAAACTCAAGAAAATCCATACTATTTCATCTACTCAAGAAAATATACTGTATGTTTTGCTGGTGGATTCGACGGTTGGGACATCTATAGAGAATTTAGAACAAATCAAGATAGATTCCAATTAGGTCAATCAGGATTTTTAGCGGGAGCATCATCTTCAACTCGATACCCTAACGCAACCGGAAGTGGTTTATTTAAAAGAATTACTGTTGCTGATAACACTCAAGATTTTGCTAATACCGACTATTATGCTTACTTACTGGGTATTCTAACATTTAGAAACCCTGAAGCTACAAACATTAATGTATTTGCAACATCAAGTATTGACTACATCAATAACTCTAACTTAGTTGAAGAAACTATTGACATGATTCAATACCAAAGAGCGGATTCAGTTTATATTGCAACAACTCCGGATTACAATATGTATACTCCGGACTCAACTAATCCACAGGATATTATTTATCCTCAAGAATCAGTAGATAATTTAGATAATACCGGAATTGACTCTAACTATACCGCAACTTATTATCCTTGGGTTTTAACAAGAGATACTGTAAATAATACACAAATTTATTTACCGGCAACAGGTGAGGTTTGTAGAAACTTAGCGTTAACTGATAACATCGCTTTCCCATGGTTCGCATCTGCGGGTTATACTAGAGGTCTTGTAAACTCAGTTAAGGCGAGAGTTAAATTAACTCAAGAAGATAGAGATACATTGTACCAAGGTAGAATTAACCCTATCGCAACTTTCTCTGATGTTGGTACAGTAATTTGGGGTAATAAAACATTACAAATTGCCGATACGGCACTTAATAGATTGAATGTAAGAAGATTATTACTTCAAGCTCGTAAGTTGATTTCAGCGGTGGCTGTAAGATTATTGTTTGAACAAAACGACCAAATTGTTAGACAACAATTCTTAGATAGTGTTAACCCAATCTTAGACTCAATTAGAAGAGATAGAGGTTTATACGATTTCCGTGTAACTGTTTCATCTTCACCTGAGGATTTAGATAGAAATACTTTAACAGGTAAAATTTACTTAAAACCGACGAAAGCATTAGAGTTCATCGATATTGAATTCTTCATTACTCCAACAGGAGCTTCGTTCGAGAATATTTAATAAAAACCATAAGTGGGGATTCGTCCCCACTTTTTAGCCAATTATGAAAAAAAATACATTAAAAGAAGGAATTAGTGAACAGGGTACTCCTGATATGAAATATTACGCATTCGATTGGGACGATAATATTGTTCATATGCCAACCAAGATTATGGTTAAAACTGAGGACGGTGACGAAATTGGGATGAGTACTGATGATTTTGCTGAATACAGACATCAATTAGGTAAAGAACCTTTTGAATATAATGGTGAGACTGTTGTAGGATATGGAAACGAACCTTTTAAAAATTTTCAAACACCCGGAGATAAAAACTTTTTAATTGATGCAATGAGAGCCAAGATTGGACCGGCATTTGACGACTTTAGAGAGGCTATTAACGAAGGTTCTATCTTTTCTATCATAACCGCTCGTGGACACAATCCTAATACGTTAAAACAAGCCGTATACAATTATATCATAGAAGGATTCAACGGGATAGACAAAGAAGAGTTGATTAAGAATCTTAAAAAATATAGAAGTATTTCCGGTGATGATGAAATGGGTGATGACGAATTAATCAAAGCTTACTTGGATATGTGTAAATTCCATCCTGTATCTTACAATGATGAGGAGGGTGCGGCAAATCCTGAAGAAGCTAAAGTTCGTGCTATGGATAAATTTGTGGATTACATTAAAGAAATGTCGTCTAATTTAGACAAAAAAGCGTTCCTAAAAAAAGATGTGAGTAATAATTTTGTTCCAACAAAACCAACAATTGGTTTTTCTGACGACGATATACGAAATGTAGAAGTTATGAAAAAACACTTCAAAGATAAGCCTGGCAATATTGTTAAAACTTATTCAACAGCAGGAGGAATAAAAAAAGAATATTAACTAGTTATAAAGAACTAGTATTAAATAATTAATTAAAAACTAGTTAAATTAACTAGAATTAAATAAACTAGTCTGGATTATAATGATAATAAATTAAATTCAGAAAGTCAATAAAAATATTTTCCAAAAGGATATATTTATGATAATAAACAAAGAAAAACTAATTTAAAATAATATGGCTGATTTATTGATGAAAATGCCGATTCCTTACGAACCGAAAAGACAGAATCGATTCATACTAAGGTTTCCATCAAGCTTAGGGATTAACGAATGGTTTGTAGAAAGTGCTGCAAGACCTAAAATTAAAATTCAACCTACAGAAATTCAATTTCTAAATACCTCAACGTATGTTGCGGGTAGATTTAATTGGGATGAGATACCTGTTAAATTTAGAGACCCAATTGGTCCATCTGCATCACAAGCTCTTATGGAGTGGGTTCGTTTACATGCTGAATCTGTTACAGGTCGTATGGGATATGCTGCGGGTTATAAGAAAGATATTGACCTTGAGATGTTAGACCCAACAGGAGTTGTTGTTGAGAAATGGATTTTGTATGGTACATTCTTAACTAGTGTTGACTTTGGTTCATTGGCGTATAGTACTGACGCTCTTGCAGATATTAGTGTATCGTTAAGAATGGATAGATGTGTATTAGTTTATTGATTTTTTAATACTAATAAAAACATATGTGTTGATAAAAAATCAATACTAATTATATTTAACCGTAAAGACATAAACTTTACGGTTATTTTTTTATATGGAAAATCAGGCAATCGAATACGGACAACAAAACTTTACGTTACCACATGATGTAGTACCACTACCATCGGGAGGAGTGTTTTACAAAAATAAAAAGAAATCTATCAAGGTAGGTTATCTAACGGCAAATGATGAAAACATTTTAATGGCTGGTGGTAATGATATGACCACAACACTATTAAGAAGTAAAATCTATGAACCGGACCTTAAGGTTGAGGATATGTTAGAGGGAGACGTTGAGGCAGTTCTAATATTTTTGAGAAATACAGGATTTGGTCCTGAAATTAATTTAAATTTAGTTGACCCATCAACACGAAAACCATTTCAAGCGACAGTAACACTTGATACATTATCAGTTATTAATGGACAGACACCTAATGAAGATGGTACCTTTATAACTAATTTACCAAAATCACAGGCGACTATTAAATTAAAACCTTTGAGTTATGGTGAAATTTTAGAGATAAGTAAATTAGAAGATTCTTACCCTGTTGGTAGAGTAGTTCCAAAAATTACTTGGAGACTTCAAAAAGAAATTGTAGAGGTGAACGGAAGTACCGATAAATCAGAGATTGCCAAGTTTGTTGAACAAATGCCAATCATGGATTCAAAATTCATAAGAAAATTTATGAATGAAAATGAACCAAGATTAGATTTAAGTAGAGTTTTAATCACCCCATCAGGAGAAAAGATGACAGTTAATGTCGGATTTGGGGTAGAGTTTTTTCGTCCTTTCTTCTGATTATAGAAAAGGACAAATAGACGAATTCTACTATTTGAACAAATTAATGAACATAACCTATCAAGATTTTCAAGGAATGCCACTATTCGTTAGAAAATATTTATTAGATAAGTGGTTAGAAGATAACACAAAGGACTGAAAACTCAGTCCTTTTGTATTTATATTAAAATACTATTTAAATTATGGCAACAGGCGATACTACTCCGGATTTAAGTTTTGCTCAGAAATTGGCAAAAGAAGCCACGATAGATTGGACAACATTATCTAGGGCTATTCAGGACGCATACAACACTTCAGTTGAAATTAACAGAACTTTTGGTCAAGGCCAGGAAAGATTATCTGAAATGATGGGTGCGGTGTCAGATGCAATACCGAGAGTTACTCGTTTAGGTGGTTCGGTTAAAGATGTTCAGGAATCAATTAGTGGAATTGCTGAAGCTTCAAGACGAAATGTTATTGCAAATACAGAAGATGTTGAAAAACTTTATGCTGCCACACAACTTATTGATGGAAGTGCGGAAACTTTAAGTAATGCTTTCTTAGACATTGGAGTTGGGGTTGGTCAAATTGGAACACAATTAGAATCTTCAATTAATTATATCAGAAGTATTGGTGGAAATACCAAAGCGGTAATGAAAGATGTTACTACTAACATGGACCAGATGAATCGATACCAATTTGAAGGTGGTGTTCAGGGGTTAACAAAAATGGCGGCACAAGCATCTATGTTACGATTTAACATGAACGAAACATTTAAATTGGCTAATGATGTTTTAGACCCTGAAAGAGCTGTTGAGGTTGCGGCAGCGTTTCAAAGATTAGGTGTTTCTGCCGGAGATTTGGCAGACCCATTCCAATTAATGAATCAATCGATTAATGACCCTTCAGGATTACAAAATAGTTTGGCCGATGTTGCAAAACAATTTACTTATTTTGATGATAAAACTAAGACTTTTAAAATTAATCCTCAGGGTGTTCTAACACTTAGAGAGATGGAAAAACAAACAGGTGTTAGCGCTGCGGAGATGAGTAAAATGGGTCTTGCTGCTGCTGAAATGGACCAAAGATTATCCGCAGTTAATTTAGCGGGATTAACATTTATAAATGAGGAAGACAAACAATATCTTTCTAATATTGCAAATATGGAAGGTGGGACATATAAAGTAACTCTTGAAGATGGAACTAAAAAAGAATTATCTGACTTAAAACAAGATGAATTTAATAAATTACTTGAACAACAAAAAACAGGTCCTAAAACTCTTGAGGAAATGACCATGTCTCAATTAACAATTGATAAAACAATATTATCAAATGTTGCTGCAATTAGAGAGTCTGTAGTACAAGGGATAACAAGTCCAAAACAAATTCGACAAGGTATTGCAGGAGTTCAAAGAGTTACTAAAACAGTTCTTGGTGAAACCTCGGGCGCAATTAAAACTAAAGATTTTAGAGATGTAAGTGAAGGATTTTTAACAGCGTTAGGTGGTGTTGTAACAGATTTTAAAGAAGGTAATAAACCACTTACTGATGTTCTTGCAAATGGGTTAAATAGATTTGGTGATACTTTGGATGTCTCACAAAAAAATTTCACGGAAATTTTCAAAGGAATTGGTGAAAACATCTCTAAAAAGTTAACAAATCAAAATGTGATTGATAGTACAGCAAAAAGCACTGTCGATAAAGTTGTTGAATCTTATGGAGGTAAGGTGTCAACTTCTGTGTCTCCATTAACCTCATCTGTTGGAAATAAGGTTGAAATGTTACAGAATAACCAAAACAATGTTGCATCTCAAACAACAAATTCAAAAATAGATATAGGAGGAAAACTTGAAATTAATGTTACGGCACCTTTAGGGATTTCAACTGAGCAATTAAAACAATCTTTTGATACCGCGTTTAATAGTAATTCATTTAAAGATTATATTGCCAGAGTAGCATCTCCAACCGACTCTAATAGAGAACCTATTTCAAAAACTTATTCCGCTTAAGTTTTAATATAAAAACTCATCCTTAATCTATTTATAAATAAAAAGTCATAGATGTCAAACAGTCCATTAGATTACGTAAATTCGGATGGTTTCAGAAAGAAATTAATAACAAGAAATTTAGTTCCTTATACTAAATCTCCAAACAGACCTTCTGTTCAAGTTCCGTATGAGCATATTCAATCAGATTTATCAGTTATTGATAGTCCTGACCAACTTATTGATGTTCCTTCATTAGCCAATCAACTATACCCTTTAAATAGATATGGTAATGAGGGTGGGTATGAGCAAGTTCCAGACCCAAATAGATTAACTAATTCAGTTTCAAATCAAGGGTCATATGGACCGGGACAACAAGATGCTCATATTGTTGATGAAGGTTACGATGCAGTTAGGTTATGGAGACCTTTAAATGCCTATGCTGACGGATTAAATGTGTTTGACTCAGCAGAATCATTCTCAAGTTTAGAAACGGTTAGACCTGACCAAGATAGACAAGGTAATGGACAACCATATCCTGGTTCAATTGTTGTGTCGACTTATTCACCATTATCAATATTATTATCTAACAATCCTAATGGTAGTAATGGTTCTATGAGTCAAGATTCATATATTGCTCGTTTAGGTGCTCAAACACTTAGAAACGAGTTTCAAGAAAGAATTGCTGCTCGAATAAGGTTAGAAACAATAGGAAGAGCTAATATTTTAAATGTAACTAGTGGAACGGACTTGGTTAATATTTTATCAGGACAAGTTCCAATATTAGAACCAAATTGGCAAATTTCAGTTCCGTCAAATCCAATAACGGCCGCTGCTGATTTTGCACTTCGTTTAGGTGGTAGTATTTTACCCGTGAGTTTAATTCCGGGGTCCTATTTTGACCCAAAGATTAATCCGGGACAACCTACAACAATTCAACAAGTTACAAACGCAATTGCTGGAACAACAGTTGGAAACTTTTTTAATCAATTATTGGGTGCCGGACAAACCGGGTCACAAATTTTTTATAATAATACAGGTGCTGGTCAAAAATCACGTTTGTTTAAAAACATTGATTATAATAGATACAAACCAAATTATGATAGAGGTGTGTTCGATAGAGTTGCTGGCGCCTTAACCGGAACATTATCAAATAATAGCGATTTTTATGTTGGGTCAAGAAATTCTGACCCTTCAAGAGTATTCTCACCTGGTGGTGATTTACCTGTTGACCAATTTGGTAAAGAACAACAATCACCGGTATATGGACCTCAAGAGTTATCACAACTTTATGAGGGACCAAGCAAAGATATTCGATTAGGTGCTAACGGGCCAACATATTCAAATGGAGGTGGTATTGAGGGTGGATTCACTTGGACTTCCCCAAAATATAAAGACAATGCTGGTAAAAAAGTTGGTTTAGGCGGAGTAATTACTAATGAAGATGAAGATTTTAAACCATCATCATTTAATACAACGGAATCAACAAATAGAACTTTTAAAGGGGGTTCTATCTTAGATGATACTCAGAGATTAATTAATAGTCAACCTCAAGGAGGAAGAAGATTACAACATGTAGGTAATGCGATAGACCAAGTTAGTAAAGTTTTCCATGATGGTTATAAAGAAATAACTAAAGGTTCTAAAGTATACCGATACGTTGGAGCTGTTGGACAAGAAGTTGGAACTGAATATTGCCGTATTTTTGCAAAAGATTTACCGTACCTACAATATAATGATTTACAAAAAACAGATGGTATAACAACATCAGGAAGACGATTTTCAGATTCTGTGTTTGATAATACCTATAACCTTAATATCGCACCAAACAAACAAGAAGGGGGACAAGATTCGACAAACCTTATTGGTGGGATGAATAATGGATACGCTAAAAAGTATATGTTTTCATTAGAAAATCTAGCATGGAGAACATCAAGTACTCCTGGTTTTTCAGTTGCGGATTTACCAATATGTGAAAGAGGGCCTAATGGAGGAAGAGTTATGTGGTTTGCACCATATGGTCTAACTTTTACAGAACAAACCCAAGCAAATTGGAACCCAACTGAATTCCTTGGTAGACCGGAACCTATCTATACATATAAAAGTACATCTCGTTCGGGTAATTTAACGTGGAAAATAGTTGTTGACCATCCATCCGCATTAAATGTTGTTGTGGATAAAATATTGGGTAATGAAACTAATAAAGTTAGAATTGATAGTATTTTAGAATCATTCTTTGCTGGATGTAGAAAATATGATTTATATGAATTAGCTAAAAAATATTATACGGTTAATCCAAATGATTTGTATCAATTACAAGAAGCTATATCATCAAAAGAAACTACAAAGGAGCAAACACAATATATTAAAGAAACGGTAAAAGTCCCAAATGACACCTCTCAATCAGGGGGAGGGGGAAATTCTAAAGACTATTTTAACAAATATAAAAATTTAGGGTTTTATTTTGGGAATGATTATCCAAAAAAGAATCAACCGGTTCCAAATTATACTGTTGAATATGATAGATATACTAGTGAACAAAATAAGAATTATTACAAAACTCAACCAAATTCAGCACAAACAAGCCAAGTGTTTTCAACGGTTGTGACACCAAATTATGAAGTGATGAAACAATTTGTAACTGATTTGGCCAAACAATTAACCCAAAATACCACAGGTACTGTTACTATTAGTGTTGACTCAAGTTGTTCTGCACCGGCAAGTATTGAATACAACGAGCAATTATCTGCTAGAAGAATAGAGTCAACAATTAAATTTTTTAATGAAAACGAATCACTTAAAAAATTTATAACAAGTTCTCCTAAAAGATTAATAATTAAACCGGGGGTTGCTAGTGGAGAAACAGTAAACACACAACCAATGACATCTAACATAAGTCCATATACTGTTGATGGGTTAAGTCCTGGTAAAACAATTAATTGTACTGATAAAGATAATAATGTGATTGGAGGTGATACGGAATTACAAGTTCAAGTTGGTAGTAAAGATATTTTCACATATGGTGCAATGGCATGTAGAAGGTCATATATTTCAAATATTGTTTCAACTTTAACATCTCCGGACACCCCACCACCACCTAAATATGTTACAAAAGTAACCGAGAACACAATTACCTCAACGGTTAAAGAAGAAGTTATTACTCAAGAGTGGAAACCAAGGGATAATATTACTAAACGAGTTTTAAGAGCGTTATTATCTGAATGTGACTACTTTGAAACTATCAAGGCTGAAACACCTATGGTTTATGATAATCTTAGAGACAAGTTAAAATTCTTTCAACCTGCATTCCATTCGACAACACCTGAAGGGTTAAACTCTCGTTTAACATTCTTACAACAATGTATGAGACCGGGAGACACAATCCCAACGGTTAAAGATATTGCGGGTAAACAACAATTACAATATAATAACGCAACTAATACCTCATTTGGTTCGCCACCGGTATTAGTGTTACGAATCGGGGATTTTTATAACACTAAAATTATACCTGAGGGTTTAAGTCTTGCTTATGAATCGTTAGATATTAACCCTGAAGGGATTGGTATTCAACCAATGATAGCAAATGTAACTTTATCATTTAAATTTGTTGGTGGGAGTGGGTTAAAAGAATCTATTGATAAGTTACAAAACGCATTAACATTCAACTATTATGCCAATACTGAAATTTGGGATGACAGAGCAGATGTGACGGCTCAAGAAGATTTCTTAAAAGTTTTAGATAAAGAATTTTTAGCGATGACATCACCTCCTCAAGCACCGGCAATTAATCAAGCGGCGGTTGAGAATGGACAAAGTAATAATAGTACTATAGGTGTGACAGTTACAAATGTTGTAACGGAAACCAGTGAAACAGGTACTATTAGTTATTCTGATTTTATGGTTAAATTTATGAATGAAACTCAGACGTATTTTCAAACAGTTGTAAATAAAACAAAAGAAAGTGTTAATCAATATAATAATGCTGTGAGACAACAATGGATGGTAGAACGTTCATACACTCAAGGTAATTTTGGTGTTAGTACTGAGAAATCAGTTTTATTTGGCAAACCAAATAATGTTGAAAAAAGATTCGATGATATTTTTGCGGAATTACAAACAAATATTCAAAGTGGGGATGAAGGATTTATTAAATTCATGTCATCCGATACTTGTAATTTTTCACCAAAAGTGATTCGTCAATTAAAAGAAAATTATAAAAATTTAATTAAAAATAAAAGAGCGTCATATCAGAACGCAATTACAAAAATAACTCAAGATATTACAACAACGGAACAAAATTATATCCAAACAATAGGAAGAGCTAACATTACAATATTCGATGGTGCAATGACCTATGTTAGTGGTACTGACGGATATCAAGTAAAATCAGGGCCGGTTAAAATTTATGTAACAAGTGGAACAACTAATGTCAGCCCAACCTCAAATGGAGCGTCAAATACATTAATTGAGTTGGCTAATGACATTCGAAAAATATATGACGGTATTAAAGAATTTAATGGACTTATATGGAGTGAATCGGAATTTGTTAATCCTTCTGATGGTTTAACATATAAAGGTGTTTTAGTATTTGAAACAAATGATAAAGGAAAAAGTATGAAAGGTCCGACAGTCGAAGAAGTATTTTTTCCTTTTAGTAAAAACACCCAATTTGAAAATAAAATCTTCAGAAGAGTTTATATGATAATGTCTGATGATGTTGTGGATATTAAAAAATATGAAACATTTAAAACCGCTATGATTGGTAATATAATTAATAATAGTGATTTATTAAAAGGTGGTTTTGATGATGTAGAATCTAAATTCGATAACTATTGGGTGACTCAAACTAGACCTTTATTCGTTAGTGAAAATAATATTACTAAAGAGTTTATTAATTATGTTGAAAAAAACAAATTGAAAAATTATATAATTTACACTCCATTTGATAAAAAAGATAGAGTTTTTAATTATTCAACAGAAACAAATGGAAGTGATGATATTAAAAAATCGCAAAAAACTATGATTTCAACATTATCAGACACAACAAATAGAAATACCGACAATAATAAATGGAATTCTGAAGACGGAGTTTCTGCGGGAGCATACATATCAAAAATAAAACTTAATTAATGGCATTTCAATATTGGAACAGATATAGTGAATTTTTAATTAACGGTGAACAAACCGTTGTACCTTACGTGCAATTACCTCAAAAACCAACCGATAAGGCATTTATATATAAAGTTGGTAGAAGTAGATTGGATAAAGTATCTCAGGATTATTATAACTCACCTTATTTCGGATGGTTAGTTCTCCAAGCTAATCCTCAATATGGTGGTTTAGAGAATACTATACCGGATGGTAGTATATTGATAATTCCTTTTCCTTTACTACCTTCATTACAGGACTATAAGGGGGCATTAGAAAATCATTTTTATTATTATGGCAGGTAACTTAAGAGCGGACAACAGCGGAGATATATTAGTTGAGTTTGATTACAATAACATTATTGTAGTTGACCCTAATAAAACAATAGATTCACAAGGGAAAATACAAGAAAGATTAATAGACCATGAGAGTTTAGTAATGTTTGCAAATTTGGAGGCGGAAGTTCTTCCAAGAACTAAACTTGCAGTTGGTGCAAGTCCTGAAGATAGAATTAGAACTATATCAGTTGCCAAGATGAATTTTTTAAAACCAACCAAAGATAGTTTTTTAGGGGTTGGGTATTACGATGAATTGACAGGTAATAATTCAACTAAGTTTAATGGTGATAATCAAATGATGGAAAAGACAGTTCCGACTAATGACGGTAATCAGGCATATTCAATCAGTTCTCCGGCCAATTTAACAAATGTGTTTGATAATGGATTACTTGGGATTACATCAATTAATATAACAACTAATTCGTCTTTTGTACCTTCAGTTAGTATGAGGTTGGAGGATGTTCAAGGTAAAGCATTGTTTTCGTTGGGTAATAATTCGCCTTATGCCGCTTTTTTTAATCTTCCTTACCCACCCTTTTATTTAACATTAAAAGGGTATTATGGACAGGCAATTAGATATCAATTAAATTTGGAAAAATTTCATGCAACATTTAATACATTTAGTGGTAACTATCAAGTGGATTTACAATTTAAAGGATACAAGTTTAATGTCTTAAATGAAATATCAATGGGACATTTAATGGCAGTACCACACATGTATGGTCAAACATTTAATATTTCGACATCTCCTACAGGAACACAGGAATCTAATAAGACGGCAGAATCACAATCAAAGGCTCAAGGAGTTATTTCACAGAATAATTCTCAAAGTGATAACTCTGTTGTTACTCAAATAGTTTCGGAAAAGGGTTATCAAAAAATTGTTGAGGTTTATAGTGAATATAAGGCAAAAGGATTAATTCCGGCTGATTTACCGGAATTAACATTATTCCAATTGATGACTAAGTTGAGTACATTTGAGAATCGTATTATGGATAAATTTCCTAAAGCGAAGGTTATGCCTCTTACTAATATTCGTAATTATAAAGAAATATTAAAACAATATTTTTCTGCGATTAGGGGAACAAACATTTCATGGTTTAATACCTATATTGACCCAAAACCAATTGTGTTAAATAATACAAATGAAAAAGTTTATGTTTATAAAAAATTAACCTTGGGGGAAAAAGAAACTGCCGGTAAATTATTGGAAAGTTATGTTGATAAATTTAACAAAGCTTTATCTGAAAATGAAACTTTAGGTAAAAATGGGGAATCCCCAATTCCAAATCCTATTAAATTTAACACTCTTAAAATTGACCCACCAGTTGATGGTGCTATCAATTGGAAAGAAACAGTAAGGTTACAAACAGGTAAAGTATTACCGACAGAAGATGACATAAATGCTTTTAAAGAACAATTATATCAAACAAAACTTCCTGTAATTTCAAAATCAGAAGTATTGGCACCAAGTTTTTTTATCTTTGAAGGGACGAATAGATTTGATGGTCAGATATCTTTATTAGAGACTGATGCAAATAAAAAATTATCAGAATATGAATCATCAATTTCTGCGGAATTGTTAAGAAAAATTGAAGACACTGACAGTGGTCTTGGATTTAAACCAACAGTTAGAAATATGATTGCAGTTGTTATGGCATCTGCAGAGGCGTTTATTAGATTATTAGATGATGTTCATACTAATGCTTGGAATGTAAAATATGACCCTGTTAGAAAACAAGCCATTATGGATAATCCGTCTTCTGCTCAAAGTTCTGAGACGAGACAGAAAGTCCCAATATCTGTTAGTGCCAAAGAATCTAATCAAGGTTTATCGAATTCGGAAGAACCGGTATATCCATGGCCATTATTTTTTGTTGAAACACCCGAAGATAAAAAAGGAAGATTTCAATTAAAATATATTGCTGACCCAACAGTTGTTAACTTAACACAAGGTTATCTTTTTGATAAATGGCCTGAAGTTGAATTTGTCGAAGAGTATATGAAGGGACTAACTCAAAAATTTACAATTCCGATTGCCCCGCCACCATTAGATAATGAAAGAGATACTAATCGAATTAATATAAATGCAATTGAGTTTCCATCTGCGGGATTACCATATGTCAATAAAGAAGAGGTTAAATTCTTTTATGAAATTTGGGAACGACAATTTTTAACATCACATTATTCCGGATTAATTAGAGCAAATTCTAATCAAATTGATGAATTAATTAAGTTAAATGTTGAATCGGAAGTTAACAACATTGTTAAAGGACTTGGTATAAGTTCACCATATCTAACATTAAAACTTAAAAATTATAATTTAAAGGCAAATTCATATCCGCAATTTTTAAGTACCATATCAAATGACGGTACCGGTCGAGCTTACCAAGATTATATTCGTGATTTCTTTGTTACACCATATATTAAAAATTTAGTTAATAATTCTTATAGTATTTTATCTACATCTGATATTGGTAAAATACCACAAGTTAGTACTAAATCATTTGCTTTAGATGTATTATTAAAAAATGCATCAAACGAACCTTTGATTGTAGATACCTTACCATACACTAACCCCACTTGGTGTTTAAATAACCTAAGTTCAAGTAAAAAGTCAGTTGGTAATGAAGTGTATAATACTAAAAAAACTTTAAAGATATTTGAACCAAGAAAAATCATATCAAATTTTAATGATGTATATAATTTTACAACAAATAGACCGGTTACTAATTTTTCATTTTATCAAAACCAAAATCCATCATTAGTCGCATTACAATTTAATTTATTAAATCCATATGGTTTAAAAGATTTTTATTTAGAAAGAGAACCTAAAAATTTCGTTGCAACTGAAGGATATTATGACGCTACGACTCCAACAGATGTATTACCGTTTAAAACGACAACTTCTATGTTGAATACTCCATATTTTGTTAATTCAATTATGAATGGTGTTCAAAATAATAGAACAAGTGACCCTTATCCTTATGTACAATCCGCGTATCTCTTTTTAAATTCATTGCCTTTGGCGACTTTAAGAGAACGGTATAAGACCAACACTAATACCGTTCCTGATGAGTTAGATTATATTTCATCTTGTTTCAAAAAATTTGGAGCAATACATAAACTACCATATGCTTGGATATTAAAGTATGGGTCTATATGGCATCGTTATAAAAAATACAAAGAATCTAATGTTGATATTTTATCAAGTGCTTGGACTAATTTCGACTACACAACAAATTATAGTCCTATACTAAGTTCAAATACTCAAACATACCAATTTAATTATAATGAATCACCAATTTCAATTACACTACAAGAAGAAACCCCAACAACTGCTAAAATGAATGTAGGGTTTTATCCTAAAGTAATTAATGATTTTAATGTGTTTTATAATGGGTTTGAATTATATGATGAATATACTAATCTTGAGATTGAAAATAGTGTTAAAGGTGGTATGAAATTGTATAATTTCTCAGATTCAAATATTATATCCGCAAATCAAAATGGTAAAACATTAAATGTTATTACATATTCTGTATTACTTAGTAGTAGTAATTATTATCCTGATGTTAATTGTAACCCGGTAAGTAATACTAAAGGTACAGATTACTATGTTGTACCTTCATTTGGTAATCCTCTAAATCAGTCAAAAATTGCCTGTGTTGATAATTTAACCACGGGAAATAATACTAAGGTTAATTTAACATCAAACCCAAGTGTTTATAATGGTTCTGTTAGGACTTTATGGTCGGCACCAAACTATGGTTATTTTGATAGTAATCAAATTACGTATCCACAACCGGATTCTTATATTACTCGAATTAATAGCGGGGAGACACAATCACCATTATATTTTTTGAACGGTGATAATTATACAGAAATTGAGGAGATATTTTCAGTTTTTGAGAAAAAAATATTAGATTTATTTGAACAAGAATTTTTAAACTTTAGTAAACCTATTACAAATAGTGCGACAAACGCGCAAGTATCCCAATTTGATACTTCACCTGTCGATACTAATGATAATTTTAGAAATTTTCAGTCATTATTTAGAAATTTAATGACAGTCCCAATTCAAGGAAAAGAGGTTTCAGACCTCAATTATTTTTCTAATACAATTGGAAACCAATATAATGTTTTTCAAACAGGTATTAAAGATTTTATGAATTATGATATCTTATTTAGATACGGTAATCCGTCAAATTATAATAGAAGAATTTTCGATTCTTATTTGTCCCATAATAATGTTCAAAAAGTCATTGACCCAATTAAGTTTCAACCGTATGTAAAAAATACTTTACCAACAAAAACAAGTTCATTAAGTCTTAGTCAGTCTCAATTGTTAAATCCAAACGCTTGGATTACTCTTGAAACTGAAGTGGGGTTTTCAACTATAAATAATGTTGTATACAGCAGTACCGGTTCATACATCACTGATTTTTTCATTGATAATAATATTCAATTTACTGTTGATAATGTTGTTTTATTGGCACCAATTATTAAAATGTATGCCACTCAAAAATTAAAAAACCCAAATATCACTGTTGCACAATTTCAAGCACAAATTAACCAATACCTTACAAATGAAAGTGTTTTACAAGATAATTTTTTAAATCTTGTACTGGAAGGGGTTAGAAAAAATTTACCTGACCAAGAACAATTACCGGAAAAAACAATTCAAAGTGCTATTGACAGTCAACAGAGTAAGGTTGAAAATTATGAAGTTTTCAAAGCGTTAAACGATAAATGGATTGCTGGTGGAGATTATAAAAGTAAGACATTATTTGAAGATATTTTATTTTTAGATAGGGCGTCAAGAAATATTGGTGATACTATCTTATTAGATATTTTTGAAATGAGAAATATGTTCAGTCAAAAATCAATAAATGAGTCAATGAGTGTTTATACTTTTATTAGTGGATTATTAATTAAAAATAATTTTACGGTAATGAATTTACCTGCATATATTAATTTTTACAATGTTCAAGATGTAGATGGTACCACAATTCCGAATAGAGCGGAAGGTTCGTTGGAATTTGCTAATAACTTATGGGGTACATTTTTAGATGTTGATTATAGAAAATCAAGTTCAAAAATGGTTTGTTTCTATGTTGGTAAACCATCACAATATTTAAATTTACCAAAAGGTAATTTTAGATTCCGAGATGATGCGTTTGATATGGGTAGGGCATCTGAAAACCCTTTAATTGAAAACCAAGTTGGTAAAAAAGATTGGGGTGTTTCAAATAAATGCGTAGGGTTTAGTGTTGATATTGGAATTAGAAATCAAAATGTTTTTTATTCTTTTAGTGTGTCACAAGATAATGGGGTTGCAACATCAGAAACAATTGCAACTCAATTAAATATGGTTGACCAAGCGTCAGGTAAAAATGTTGCAACTCAAAATGCCAGTTTATATAATTTATACAAACAAAGAAGTTATAAATGTTCGGTCGTTTGTTTAGGTAATGCGTTATTACAACCGACCATGTATTTTAATTTAAGACATGTACCAATGTTTAATGGCCCATATATGATACAACAAGTTGAACATTCTATTCAACCGGGTCAATTCCAAACAACATTTCAAGGAGTTAGACAAGGGGTTTATGATTTACCAGCAATTGATAATTTTATTCAAAGTATTAATCAAAATTTACTAACCAAAGTTGAGGAACTTCTTAAAATTAAGAAAGATACAATTAATGTTTTAAGCGCTTCAACTGAAAGTACTAAATCAAATAATATCGTACAATCGGCGAATAGTACTAAAGGAACTACTAATCAATGTGAAAGTAAAGTATTACCGATTTATCTTAATAAAAAGTTTCAATCAACTAACGCGGTTCTTACAGGGATAACTGAATCACAATTTGCTGAGGCACTTAAAAGAATCATGCCAAATAATCTTGAGTTAGCAACAATTATTTATTGTATTTCATATGTTAGAACATTTCAAAAGGCGAGTAATAGTAAAATAGGTAAATTTAACGGATGGAATCATAATTTTGCAACTGTGACATTAGATATTGATTATGGGGAAATTGACGGGACATTTTTAAGTACTTATTCTTGCCTTAATCTTAATCAAACCCCTGCAACAAAAGAATCATTACCTATTGCAAATTTTAGTACAATAGATAATTTTATTGCATTTATGTCCGCAAGAATACGAGAAAGAATTCCACAAATATCGAATCTTGGACTTGTTAAATATTATGCTTGTTTTTGGCCGGTTAAAGTTTTATCTGAATCATATTATGATACACATATTAAGGATTATGAGACATTAAAAAATACTTTTGACCGTGCCTTAACTTCGGCACTTGGTGTTAAAATAGCGACAAAGGCGATTGTTGAAGATTTAAAAAACACGATAAATGAAGTTGAAAGTAAGGGTTCAAGTAATGGGGTGCCGACAACTACTGCGGTTGTATCACAACTATCTTGTCCACCACCAATAATAACATCATTCTCACCACTATCTGGAAATACAGGTACAATAGTTCAAGTTAATGGTACTGATTTTAATGGAACAAGTTCAATTAAGGTTAACGGGGTTAATGTACCATCTACTGAATTTACCGTGTTTAATGGTACTACCTTAAGATTTAATACTCCAATAATTGGAACTGGTAAGGTTATTAGTAAAGGTAAGATTGTTATTACAACACCAAATGGGGTCTTTACAAGTGTTGGGGACTATACGTTTGACCCATCAATAGTTGCATCATCTGCATCATCACCGGGAGGTTATCAAAACCCTCAAAATCAAACGACAAATTCGTCAACTTCGGAACAATTACAATCATCAAATACTAATCCTCAAACTGTCGGACCTTTGACTATGATTGGTACTGAGATACAATTAAATGAGAGTAAAACCCAATCTTTAAATGTCAAGATAAATCCTCAATCAACGGGATATGTTTTATCTCCTAATCCTGACATGAGGTATACTGTTTATGAGTTGGTAGAAGTTAATGGTAAAGTTAGTCGAAAATATATTTCACAAAGTGAAATAAGTGTTGGAGGACAAGTTTTAAATAACGAATTTAATGTGACATTAACTGAAGTAGAATCTTACTTTATTGATAGTATTCCAAAAATTGAAGGTAAAACGCAAATAGACCTTGTGTTTATATTAAAAGCATATAAAGGGGTAGAGCAACCTGTGGTACAACAATTTCCATTTAAGGTATGGTATACCGCTCCTGGGCAAACCCAAGTACCGGTTGAGAATGTGCCAACAAGTCAAACTTTACCAACGTTTCCTCAACAAAAACTATCGTTAATTAAACTTTTTGATTCCCCAAATTTACAAGGGGAAGGGTGGAGTTACTATAATATTAAAAAACCCGCGGGTGGTTATATTACATATAATTTTATTACTGAAAAACCTTTTACTACTCAAAATGTCGTTAGTACTAAAATTTTAAACGCTACCACATATGAAATAGTTAATTATAGTGGGATTGGGGGGATAACAACAAATTATACAAATGAAATAACCCTTAACAAATTAGGGTCTTTCAGATTACAAGTTGAATATCGACCATACGGGACTACCTCACCAATTGGAGGTGAAATATTGGTACAAACAATAATAAGTGATGTTTTCACTTTATAACATAATGATATATTTATAATAAAAACAATTTTATGAACATAAAATCAGCATTAGACAACTATCTTGGAAAATCAACAAGAGTTTCTCAAACAGATAACGGTGATGGAACACAACAAGTTTGTGATTTAGATACAGGTGATTGTTATACAATCAGAGAAAGAGATGGGCTTATTGAAAGAGCTGGACATCAAACAACGATTAACAGAAAAGTTAGAGTTGAGACAGCAGGAGGAATTAAACAATTATTAAACGGATAATTAAAAATGGCATTAGATAGAAAATTAATACAAGAAATTACAAGGTATCATAATATTAACAATTATATTATGGAACAAGCTGCGGTTGAACCTGAAACACCCATTGAAGATGAATTAGGTGCTTTGACACCACCAATGGCCCCACCGGGAGAAGAAACTCCACCGGCTCCAGCACCATCTGAGGCAGTACCACCACCGGCGCCTGGAGATATACCACAAGCAATTGATGTTGCAACTGACCCTGATGTAGAAAAAATCGATGATGAGGGTAGTTCTGAAGAATCAACTGATGATGGTAGTGGAAGTGAAGAACTTGAAATTACTGATTTGGTTAATTCTCAAAAAAATATTGAAACTAAACAAGATGAGTATTTTGAAAACTTATTCAGTCAACTATCTAACTTAGAATCCAAATTAGGAGAGATGGATAATGTAATGAACAAATTAAATTCACTTGAAAGTAAAATTGAAAAATATCGAGAAAAAACACCTCAAGAGAAATTAGAATTGAGAAGTTACGATTCATACCCTTTCAATCAAAAATTATCTCAATTTTTTGATGACAAACAAGACGAAATGGAAATGACCGGAAAAAATGAATATGTTTTAACTTCCGATGAAGTTGAAGACATTAATTCAAGCGATATTAAAAATTCCTTCCAACCAGGTTCTCAACGAGACGACTACAAACCCTCATTCAAACGATAATAAAAACTTCAAAGGTGTCTTAACGGACACCTTTTTTAATTTGACTTTTCCCGATTTATCACTTATGTTTATTTAACAATTTAACAATTTAATTATTTAACACATGAGTTCATTAGACGCCGTATTGGCACAGTACGAAAATTCAAAACAATCAGGGGGCGGGGCCCAAGGAAAAATGTCGCAAGACGAAAGAATGAAAAAATATTTTGCACTTATCTTAGGTGATAAGGAGCAATCAGGACAAAGAAGAGTTAGAATCCTACCTACGAGTGATGGTTCTTCACCATTCAAAGAGGCTTGGTATCATGAGATTCAAGTTGGGGGACAATGGCAAAAATTCTACGACCCGGGAAAGAATGATAACGAGCGTTCACCTTTAAATGAGGTTTACGAAGAGTTAATTTCAACCGGAAAAGAATCTGACAAACAATTAGCTACTCAGTACCGTTCTCGTAAATTCTATATCGTAAAAGTTATCGATAGAGATAATGAAGACCACGGACCTAAATTTTGGAGATTCAAACATAACTACAAAAACGATGGTATCTTAGATAAAATTATCCCAATTTGGAGAAACAAAGGTGATATTACCAACGCTCAAGAAGGTAGAGATTTAATCATTGAATTATCTAAGGCTAAAACACCAAAAGGAAAAGAATACACGACTGTATCTACAATTATGTATGAAGACAAAGGTCCTGTACATACAGACCAAGCACAGGCAGATGCTTGGATTAATGATGAGTTAACTTGGTTAGATGTTTATTCTAAAAAACCGGTTGAATATCTTGAAGCAATTGCTCGTGGGGAAACTCCAAGATGGGATTCAGATAAAGGTGGATATTCTTACGAAAGTGATTCAGTCGGTACAGAGTCTTTTGGTGGTGCTAAATCAAATGAAAGTCCTATTGACCCACAAATGAATGATTTACCTGATGAAGAGCTTCCATTCTAAAATAAAATAATAAAACTTGGACCGTAAGACATACTTATTGTCCAAGTATTAATGATATTATTATATGACATTTAAAGAAGAAATTGATTTACAATTGAGGGACAATAAAATGTTGTCTTATGAAATTTTAAGTCAACTAAAAGATAAAACTTACTTTTCAGGTAGGAGTAAACAAATTGGTGATAGCGTTTTATTTGGGATGTTAGATGAGGGGGTTAATGAAGAAGGTGTGAACAGTATTCGATTAATCACTTTTCATGAAGAAGAAGTTGATGTACTATATGAAGAGGACCCTTCAAAATACAATAGAAATAAAACAAACAAATTACCACACATTAAAAAAATAGAAAATGGCAATTAAGAAGAAAACATTCTCATTAGAGGATATTAAAGGTAAATTCTCAACAAAAACAAAATATAAACCTGAGAGTTTTTATAATTGTGGTGAGGCGTTTATGGATACGGTTGGATTACCAGGTCCGGTGATGGGAGGAATTAATATGTTCTTGGGTCACTCAAACACATCAAAATCAACAGCAATGATATTGGCAGCGGTTGATGCCCAAAAAAAAGGACATTTACCGGTGTTTATTATTACGGAAAAAAAATGGTCTTGGGAACACTCGGTAGAACTTGGATTACAGGCAGAACAAAATGAGGATGGTGTTTGGGACGGTCATTTTATATTTAACGATTCATTTGACGTTGTTGAACAAGCAACTGATTTTATTAATGATGTGTTAGATGCTCAAGAAAGAGGTGAAATACCTTATAGTCTATTATTTTTATGGGACTCAATTGGGTCAATTCCCTGTCAAATGACATTTGACGGAAAAGGTGGGGGAATGCACACCGCTAAAGTACTTGCTGATAAAGTTGGTATGGGTATACATTCAAGAATATCTAAATCTAAAAAAGAAGATTATCCATATTATAATACCGTGGTTTTTTTAAATCAACCATGGGTACTCCTTCCTGATAACCCGTTTGGCCAAGCGGAAATTAAGAGTAAGGGTGGTGAGGCGATATGGTTAGCAAGTAGTTTGGTATTTTTATTTGGTAATCAAAAAAAGGCGGGTGTGAATCATATTACGGCAACTAAAAATGGTAGAACAATTTCCTACGCAACTAGAACAAAAATCTCTATATTAAAAAATCACGTGAATGGAATACAATATAAGGATAGTAAAATTATTGTAGTGCCTCAAGGATATATTGCGGACACAAAAGAGTCTTTAGATAAATATAAAAAAGAATATTCTGGATATTGGAACGCAATACTTAGTGGTACGGGGGAGATTATACTTGATGAATCAGAAAAAGAAAGTTTTGAAGAAGAATAAAAAAAAGTTATAATTATTCTACTTTTATTACATTTGTAGATATTTATTAATATGGGAAGAAAGAAAAAAGAAGAAATTGAAAAGAAAGTTAAGATTGGAGTCTCAATAGACCCAGAACTTCCACAGTACTTTAAGGATAAATCTATAAATTTATCTTCCCTTGTTAATAAATTATTAAAAGAATATATTAGAAATGGAAACTAAAGTTTGTAGTAAGTGTAATCTTGAAAAAGAATTACCTAATTTTAGAAAAAGAAAAGATTCTAAAGATGGGTTTAGAACTGAATGTAAACAATGTTCTTATATGGTTTGGAAAAAATATAGGGATAATAACGATGAAAAAATAAAGGCTCAAAAAAGAAAAGAATACATTGATAACCGGGAAAAAATATTATTAAAAGTTAAAAATTACCGAGAAGAAAATATTGATGTAATTAGGGTAAAAGATAATGATAGGTCAAAAAAAAGATACCAAAAAGACCCAAATCGGTATAAAATATATTATGAAAATAATAAAGAAACTATTTTAACTTATAAAAAAGAGTGGTCAGAAAAAAATAAAGAAAAAGTTAAAGTAAAAAGAAATCTTTATCATTCTTTAAGATTAAAAAATGATGTTATTTTTCGATTAAAATGTATTATGAGGTCTAGACTTTTATCATTTCTTAAAACCCGAAACATTAGTAAAACTAATAAAACTTTCGATATTGTAGGGTGTTCACCGGAATTTCTTAAAGAACATTTAGAAACCCAATTTAGCGATGGTATGAGTTGGGATAACAGGGGTGAGTGGCATATTGACCACATCATTCCATTATCATCGGCAAAAACAGAAGACGAACTTTATAAGTTATGTCATTATGAAAATCTTCAACCATTATGGGCTGAAGATAATTTAAAAAAGAGTAACAAAATTATTGTATAACCTTAAATAGGTTTAATTGAAAAAAACATTATTAATTGACGGTGCCAACTTAATGAAGATTGGGTATCACGGAGTTAAAGAACTTTATAGTGATAAAAATCATTCGGGTGCTATCTACCACTTTATCAACACCATTAGAAAATTCCTTGAGGAACATAATTACGATAAGGTAGTTGTTATGTGGGATGCCGAACATAGTTCGTCCACTCGGAAAGAACTTTATCCTCAATATAAGACAAATAGAAAACAAAATATTAATGAATATGAACTTGAATCATATCTAACTCAAAACGCTCGTATTAAAGAATATCTTGAGGAGGTCTTTGTTAGGCAAGTTGAAACGCCTCATAACGAAGGAGACGACCTTATTGCGTATTATTGTAAAATGTCAACCAACGAAGACATTACCATATTTTCATCAGATAAGGACCTTACACAGCTTATCTCGGATAAAGTATCCGTTTACTCACCAAACTCAAAACAATACTTTAAACAGGGTGATATGATTACCATCAATAAAGTTCAAATTCCCCACTATAATGTCTTAACTTGTAAAATTCTTACAGGAGATAATTCTGATAATATTAATGGTATTGAGGGTTTAGGTGAAAAAACTTTAGTTAAATTATTCCCTGATATGCAGGTTAAACCATGCACTATGGAAGAAATACGAGTTAATGCAGGAAATATCGTGCAAGAAAAAAAATCAAAAGTATTGGAAAATATTTTGATTGGTAAAACAAAAAATGGTATACTTGGTGAAGAGTTTTACACTACAAACAAAAAAATAGTCGATTTATCTAACCCCTTAATTACAGAAAATGCGAAAGAATTAGTAAACCAAATTATTACTGACACGATTGACCCCACCGATAGGGGATACAAAAATCTAATGAGACTTATGATGGAAGATGGTCTCTTTAAATATCTTCCAAAAAACGATGAGGCTTGGGTGAATTTCCTAAGACCATTTATGAAATTAACAAGAAAAGAAAAACGAAACACAAACAAATGAAAGTATTAGTAGAAGGACACAAGTACGAGTTATCAAACTTTGAAAACAAAGAGGAACAAGGACAGGCATTACAATTTATTCAAAAAGAACCAATAACTGAAGGTTCAACAGAATTAAAGACAATCGCCGATGGTACAACAAATGAGGAATTAATTGAAATGTTGTTAAACAGAATGAATTACTTACAAAGTAAATTCCCTTGTCGCGAAAACGCAATTGCTATTACCAAATTAGACGAAGCTCTTTTATGGTTAAACAAAAGAACCTCCGACAGAATAAAAAGAAATGTTGAGGGAAAACAAATAGTATAATTAAAAACAAACAAACTTAAAATTATGAAAGAACAAGAAAGTACCAAGATGGAGTTCTTATTATCATTAAATGATAATATTGTAGTTCAAAGATTCTTTAATGTAAGGGGGTATATTCCAAAGGCGAAGAACTCGATTGAGCTGTATGAGTTCATTGCGGAATTCAAGGACGAACTTCAAGAGTATTTGAAAATGAAAACATTGGCGTATATGATGGACAATCAAGATTCCATTATGAATGACCCAACAATTATGGACACATCGTTTACTGATGGCCCTGAAGTGTTTAACATTTATATTAAATTAGGTGAACAGACAATTTGTCATAGAGTTTTTGATGGAAAATTTTATCCACCGAAAGTTAGGTATACTGTCGATGTAAGACCTTTCTTGAAGGAAACTCTTCGAGGATTGACTGACATTTTTTCAGACAAAAAATTAAGTTACAATTATTTGGAACTTGACTTGGCTAGGTAAGTATTTAATAATACAAGGATAACTTTAAAATAAATTATGAATAAAAATTTCGATTACTTAGGTAACACATTTCAAATACAATTACTAAATCAGATAATAGTAGATAAAGATTTTTCATCATCTATAATGGATGTTATTGAGTCAGTGTATTTTGATAATAAGTATTTTAAAATCATTTTACAGATGACAAAAGAGTACTACAAAAAATATGAATCAACACCAAATTTTGATACTTTAGGGCAAATTGTTAGGTCCGAAATCTCACAGGAAATGGTCGCTAAGATTGTTTTAGATACAATCAAACAAATTCAGGACGCTCCAATTGAAGGAACAATGTTCGTTCAAGAGAAGGCGTTGAAATTTTGTAAACAACAAGAACTACAGAAGGCGATGGATAAGGCTCAGAAAATTATTACCCAAGGAGACTTTGAATCATATGATAAAGTTGAAGGTTTGATGAGAGACGCATTGCAGGTCGGAGAGGTTGATAAAGGTCAGACAGATATATTTGAAAATTTAGATACTGTCTTAGACGAAGACTACCGACACCCAATCCCAATGGGTATTCCGGGAATTGACAAATTATTGAAAGGTGGTTTAGCAAAAGGGGAAATTGGGGTTATATTAGCACCAACAGGTGTTGGCAAGAGCTGTCCAAACTCTGAACCGGTTTTAACACCTCAAGGATGGGTAAAAATGGGTGAAGTAAAACTTGGGGATAAGGTTATTGGTAGTGATGGGAAAGAACAATATGTGATAGGTGTTTACCCACAAGGTGTTAGACCAATTTATAAAGTAGAGTTTAGTGATGATACTTTTGTGAATTGTGATGAAGAACATCTTTGGAGTGTTAATACATTGAACATGAGAACCGCTAAAACAAGGGTTAATGGTAAGGGTGTTTATAAACCGAACTATGGGTATAAGGTTGTTAAAACCTCTGATATGATGAAAGATATTAAGAAGAGAGGTCGATATAACTATAGATTACCTGTGGTAAGTCCGGTCGATTTTGAAAAAAGAGAAGTGTTGATAGACCCATATTTACTTGGGTTATTGTTGGGAGATGGTAGTATTTGTGATAGTGGTGTCCGTATAAGTACTAAGGACGATGAGTTATTTGATTCCATTGAATGTCTTGGTGAACATTCATCGTTTAATGAATATTATAGAACTGAAACTAAAAGTATAAAATCAATAAACTTAAAGGGTAAAATAAAAGAACGACTAAAAGTTTATGATTTGTTAAATAAAAAGTCTAACAATAAATTTATACCAAAAGATTATCTTTATAATTCATTAGATGTAAGAGTTTCATTATTACAAGGTTTAATGGATACTGATGGGCATGTTGATAAAAAAGGGACGGTTCAATTTACGACGATATCGGAACAATTGTGTAATAATGTTAGGGAATTAGTTTTATCTTTGGGTGGAACTGTTCGAATTAACACTAAAATACCGACTTATACTTATGACGGAGAGAAGAAAGAGGGTCAGTTGGCTTACACGATAACAATGTCTTTTGCAAATGACGTTGTTCCGTTCAAATTACTAAGAAAAGTTGGTAGATATTATAAGAGGGAGAAATATGTTGAACAGAAATATGTCAAGTCGATAACTTATTCTCATGATGAGGAGGCGACTTGTATTAAAGTTTCTAATCCGGACGAGTTATACGTGACTAGAGATTATGTTTTAACACATAACACAACCATTTTATCAAAAATTGCAAACACTGCTTTTAATTTAGGTTACAATGTTTTACAAATATTCTTCGAGGATAACCCAAAAATTATCCAAAGAAAACATTTTACGATGTGGACAGGTATTGAACCGGATAATTTAGTATTACATAAAGAAGATGTAATGTCTAAAATTACTGAAATTAAAGAAACGATGCAAAATCGTTTAATATTGAAGAAATTGGCTTCAGACACTATGACAATGAATCAAATCAAAACTCAAGTTAGAAAAATGATTGCTGACGGTATTAAAATTGATTTAGTTTTAGTGGATTACATTGATTGTATTTTACCGGAATCAAGTAGTAAAGATGAGTGGAAAGCGGAAGGTTCAGTAATGAGAGGATTTGAGGCGATGTGTCACGAACTTGATTTAGTCGGGTGGACGGCAACACAAGGTAATAGGTCTTCAATATCTGCTGAGGTAGTAACAACTGACCAAATGGGGGGGTCAATCAAAAAGGCTCAAGTAGGACACGTTATTATATCGGTTGCAAAAACATTGACACAAAAAGAAATGAATTTAGCGACAATTGCAATCACTAAATCTCGTCTTGGAAAAGATGGGGTAGTATTTGAAAATTGTAAATTTAATAATGAATTACTTGAAATTGATACAGAAAGTTCAGTCACTTTCTTAGGGTTTGAAGAACAACAAGAAGATAGAAAAAGAGATAGAGTTAAAGAACTTTTAGAAAAAAGAAAACAAAGAGAATCACAACAAAATTAAAAAAAAAATGAAAGAAAAAATATTAGAACCAAATAATGACCGATTTGTCATTTTCCCAATAGAACATAATGATATTTGGGAATATTATAAACAACACCAAGCCGCGTTTTGGACGGCAGAAGAAGTGGATTTATCTAACGATATTAGAGATTGGGAAAATCTATCGGATAATGAAAGATATTTCCTTAAAAATATATTAGCGTTCTTTGCTGCCTCTGATGGTATCGTAAATGAAAACTTGGCAGAAAATTTCTTAAAAGAAGTTCAATATGCTGAGGCGAAATTCTTCTACGGATTCCAAATTATGATGGAGAATATTCACTCATTAATGTATTCTTTATTGATAGATACTTATGTGTCTGACGACAAAGAAAAAGATGAATGCTTCCATGCAATTGATAGACTACCGGCAGTTCAAAAGAAAGCTAAATGGGCGCTTGATTGGATTGAGAATGCTTCATTCCAAGAAAGATTAGTTGCATTTGCGGCTGTTGAGGGTATATTCTTTTCCGGTTCGTTTTGTTCTATCTTTTGGATGAAATCGAGAGGAATTATGCAGGGATTATGTAATGCTAATAGTCTTATCTTTAAAGATGAGAACTTACATTGTGATTTTGCGATTCACTTAATTAACAATCATGTGGAGAACAAACCAACTGAAAAAAGAATTAAAGAAATCTTATTATCTGCGTTAGAAATTGAAAAAGAGTTTATTACTGAATCATTACCAGTATCTTTAATTGGTATGAATTCGAACTTAATGAAACAATACCTTGAATTTGTTACTGATGGATTGTTAGTTAAATTTGGATGTAAAAAACATTTTAATGTTGAACAACCATTTAAATTTATGGAACAAATTGCTGTTGAAACAAAAGGTAATTTCTTTGAATCAAGAACAATGGAATATCAAAAAGCTAAATTAGGGGAATCATTAACATTTACGGAGGATTTCTAAAATAAAAACAATATGATGTCATTAAAGATTAAAAAAAGAGGGGGAGATGAAGTTTCATTTAACCCTCAAAAAATTTATAATAGGGTTAAACGAGCGGCAAAAGGTTTAAATGTTAATTCAGATGAAATTTTTATTAAGGTAATTACCTCGGTTCCGACTGAAGGATTTATTACGACTAAAGAGTTAGATAAATTGGTTTATGAGATTGCGGCGGCTTACACTGGTAGTCATCACGATTACTCAAGATTGGCTTCTTCAGTTGCTATTTCGGCATATCATAAAGACACTGATAGTAGTTTTTGTAATACTATGAAACGTTTACACGAGGATGGTGTTATTAATGACATATTAATTGATACAATTAACGAATATGGGTGGGGAGATATTGATTCTGTAATAAATCACGATAATGATTATAATTTTGATTATTTTGCGTGGAAATCATTACAGGAAATGTATTTGTTGAAGACTCCGAAAGGTGTTGTAATTGAAAGACCGCAACATATGTATATGAGGGTCGCATTATGGGTTACTAAATCTTTTGAAGAGGCGGTTGAATATTACAATTCATTATCAAACCAACTTATTTCTCCTGCGACTCCAATCATGATTAATGCGGGTACTAAAACACCTCAATTGGCGTCTTGCGTGTTGAAATATAATAATGGGGATTCAAGAGAAGGGTTATTACAAACATTCAATGATATTTCGACTTATTCGTCAGACGCAGCAGGAATTGGATTATCAATGTCTAACATTCGTAGTAAAGAAAGTCGTATTAATTCGTCAGGAGGATTTGCGGGTGGATTATTAAAATATTTGAAAATTGTTAATGAAGGGTTGAGATTCTTTAATCAACAAGGTAGAAGACCGGGTAGTGCCGCCATTTATATTGAACCTTGGCATAAAGACATTATTGACTTACTCGAAATTAAAAAGAATACAGGTGCCGAGGAGTTAAGGGCTAAAGATTTATTCACAGCGATTTGGTTACCGGACAACTTTATGAATGCGGTTAAAAACAATAGTGATTGGTATTTGTTTTGTCCTAATGATATTGTTAAAGCGGGTATTAAACCATTACAAGAAGCTTATGGTGATGAGTATGAATCAAATTATAACAAAGCAGTTGAACTTGGTTTAGGTAAAAAAGTTAAAGCTCAGACAATATGGAATAAAATTATTGAATCTCAAGTTGAAACAGGGGTTCCTTACTTATGTTCTAAAGATAGTGCTAACAGAAAAACAAACCATCAAAACATTGGGGTGATTAAACAATCTAACCTATGTAATGAAATATACCAATTTACGGATGAGAATACTACAGCAATCTGCACATTGTCTTCTATGGTATTAAAGAATTTTATTATTAAAGGAGAGTTCGATTTCAATTTACTTTACAGTGAAGTAAGAAAAGTTGTAAGAGCACTTAATAAAGTTGTCGATATCAATAGTTATTCAACTGAACAAGGAAGAAAAGGTGGGTTGGAACAAAGAGCAATTGCTATTGGAACGCAAGGTCTTGCAGATGTATTCTATTTAATGGATTATATTTTCACTTCTGAAGAGGCTAAAAAACTTAATAAAGATATTTTTGAAACAATTTATTTTGCTGCAATTACCGAAAGTAATTTCTTATGTAAAGAGGGGTTATTCCAACCATATAAATTCTTCAAAGGCTCTCCAATGTCTAAGGGTGTATTCCAATTTGATATGTGGGGAATGAATGAAGATAATTTGTCAGGTCGTTGGGATTGGAATGGATTAAAAGATAATGTTTTGGAATATGGTGTGTGTAATTCATTATTTACTGCACAGATGCCTGTGGCGTCTTCCGCTAAGATTACAGGTTCATTTGAAATGACAGAACCAGCTCACTCAGCGTTATTTAATCGTCGAGTTGTTGGTGGAGAAATTCTAATTGTTAATAAATATTTAATTAGTGATTTTGAAAAATTAGGTGTTTGGTGTGAAGATTTAAAAAATGAAATTATCATGAACGAAGGCTCCATTCAAAATATTAACTTTAATCATTATTTGGATACTGAGGATAAGAATTACAATAAGAAAGTTAAAAGAATTGAACATTTAATACCAAAATATAAAACAATTTGGGAAATCTCACAAAGAGAATTAATTGATATGTCGGCTGACAGAGCACCATTTATCGACCAATCACAGTCGATGAATATCTATATGTCTGAACCAACCTTATCAAAGATTTCATCATCTCACTTCCATTCTTGGAATAAAGGATTAAAAACTCTTTGTTATTATGTTAGAACTAAGGCGATTTCAACTGGAGCTAAACACTTGGCAGTTGATATTTCAAAAGTACAACAACCAACAATTAAAGTTGATAAACCAAAAATAAATTTAATTGAAGAAGTTATTAAACCAATTGATTCTGAATTTGAATGTTTTGGATGTGGTTCATAACCGAAACAATATTAATAATAATCCCGACATTGTTGGGATTTTTTATTTTTAGGTATTTATAAGAAATAATCACAAGACTATAATTATAAATATGGCAGATGGAACAACATATGGTATTAATTTTCCTTTCAGAGATTCTGTAAAGGGGGATTATCTACAACTTACTGAGTATGAGTCACAGGAAATTAAAGCGGATTTAATTCACTTACTTTTAACTCGAAAAGGTTCAAGATATTATTTACCCACTTTTGGGACAAGACTTTATGAGTTTTTATTTGAACCGTTCGATGGATTAACATTCGACGCTATTGAATCGGACATTAGAGATGCTGTCGGTACTTTTATGCCTAATTTATTATTAAATCAAATAACTATAAGTCCGGCCGACCCAATGGAAGAAGTTGATTTAGCGACAGGAACGGCAACCGTGGGTTCTAGTGAATCATCAATTTACAGACTCCCGGGTAAGGGAACTTCGGAATATACCGCAAAAATAAAAATAGATTACTCAACCAATAATACAACTTTTGGTCCGAGTGATTTTGTTATAATTAATATTTAATATCGTATGGCAAATCGTAATATATCTTATACTACAAGAGATTATCAAGGAATAAGAACTGAATTATTAAACTATGTAAGAACTTATTATCCTGAATTAATACAGGATTTTAACGATGCGTCTGTGTTTTCAGTATTCTTAGACTTGAATGCTGCGGTTGCAGACAATTTACATTATCATATTGATAGAAGTATTCAGGAAACTGTTTTACAATATGCTCAACAAAGGTCTTCAATTTATAATATTGCTAGAACCTATGGGTTAAAATTACCGGGACAAAGACCATCAGTGTCCTTAGTTGATTTTTCAATAACAGTTCCCGCATTCGGGGATAAAGAGGATGAAAGATACTTAGGTACTTTAACGAGAGGTTCCCAAGTTGTTGGGGCTGGAATAGTATTTGAAAATATATATGATGTTGATTTTACTTCACCATATAACGCCCAAGGATTCCCAAATCGTTTAAAAATACCAAATTTTAATGCAAATAATGTCTTAATTAATTATACGATTACAAAAAGAGAATTAGTTGTTAATGGTATAACAAAAGTGTTTAAAAGA